CTTTGAGGTCGTACGGGTAATGGGTTAGCATATCGACCCATGCTTCTGCATGAGCTGAAGTAGTCATAAACTCGACTACCTGTTTCTGTAAAGAAACAGGGAATCGATCTGTGGCATCCTTCAGATCAAAACAGTAGTATGGGCCACTCATCTTTCCCTGAGAAAACGACTCTTGATTAAAAGTCATATCAGACTGAAAGTTACTAAGAAGCGGTAAAACCGCGTCATGGAAACGTTTTAGTACTGTTTGTGACCAATAATCAAGAATCGCAACTAATCTCGTTTTACCTTCCTTATCGCTGATTGGGAGTAGCCTTCTAAGACTACTTCCGACTGGCGGTTTAGGCAGATTCAAGTTGATTAGGACGCTGATATAGTGACTAATGGTGTTACCACCAAAAGTTTTAATAGACTCTAGGAGAGTTGGATTATCCCTAAGGATAACCAATTCTTCTAAGGCCTTAACTGTAGCAGGACCTCTCAGGGGGGATGATTTAGTGGATAGATGATACTCAGACCAGTGCGGTATGAGAGACCCACGCTTGATATTTGCACCATCAAAGAAAGTTTGCAAAACTTCTTCCGGTAAAACGGCTAGAGAACCTGTCGGTTCTTTAGTGATGGGAGTGATATCAGGTCGGGGTTCAGTTCTTAAACACTTAGTAACTTTTAACAAAGTTAATAAGAATTTAATATCTGTTTCATCACCGGAATACACGAGATCCAACAAGGGTCCTAAGATCCTTGGTAAACCTTTTGCATTCTGCTTGATGAACCTCTTCGCCGTAGGCTTCTTCCCAGCAAGGTACTGGATGGTTAATGCTCTCACTTCTTTAAAGTGATCGCATACCCATTTAGTACCTTGTCTCGAAAGAAGATCGTCGATCGTTCCAATCCAATAATAAGTAACTTGACTGTACTTATTACGGGTATTGGGGCACGCAGTTAGATTTAGAACCAACCATTTAAGAATGGTTGCGACTTTCTTTAATTGTAAATTGATGATGGTTTGTTTCATAGTCAAATCCCACGTATGCTTAACCTCCTTGTTAAAGGAGGAGGCCTTGTACCACGGGGTTCGTATTGCTTACGGACTTGGGAATCCATATCCCTTAACATAAC